ACAAGCCCGTGGGATGGACTTGCAGGGTGATGCCAAAAGGAGTTTTGTCACGATGATCCAAGCGCTAATTGGCCCAGCTACTAAGCTACTCGATAAGTTTATCCCTGATGCCGATGAAAAGGCACGGATTGCGCATGAACTGGCAACAATGTCAGAAAAACACGCGCAGGAACTGGCACTTGCGCAGATCGAGGTTTTGAAAGCTGACGCACAAGGCAACTGGTTTCAGTCATCCTGGCGACCGTTAATTGGATGGATATGCGGCCTATCCCTTGGCATCAACTACTTAGTTTCGCCAGTAGCAATGGGTTTTGGCGTCGATATACCACAGGCTGATATGTCTGTAATGATGCCTCTAATGTTTGGGATGCTCGGAATATCTGGAATGAGAAGCTACGACAAGACCAAGAAAACGGACAGTAAAAAATAATGGCAAACAATTTCGACTATTGTCTAAAAATCATGCTGAAGTCAGAGGGTGGCTATGTAAATCATCCGTCTGACCCAGGCGGGATGACCAATCTTGGCCTGACCAAGCGGGTATATGACGAGTTTTATAAGACTGATGCAGATGAGGAGACTATGCGCGGTCTTAAATATGATGATGTGAAGCCGATTTACTACGAAAACTACTGGATGCGCTGCAAATGTGAGGACTTGCCTACCGGCGTTGACCTCCAAGTGTTCGATATTGCTGTGAACTCAGGCAGCGGCAGAGCAGGCAAGATACTGCAAAGGGTTGTTGGCGCTACTGTTGATGGCGGTATTGGGCCAAAGACGTTGGTGGCGGTCGAAAAGATGGAGCCGCAAGACATTATTACGGCTATGGGGCTAGAGCGTGAGGCTTTTTACCGCGAGTTAGACACGTTTGACACGTTCGGCAAAGGTTGGTTAAGCAGAAATAAGCATACAACTGATACTGCTATAGAAATGGAAAACATTGAGTTTTTAAAGAGTGAGGTTCCGGTCTAATGGGCGCCGCAAAGCAAATTAATGACCTAGATAAGCGCATATCGGCTGCAAAGAGGCAGAAGGTTGCCATCGAGGCGCGTGACGACTTCTTAAAATTTACAAAACTGACAATGCCTGACCCAGATGACTACGATAACGTGGAATTGTCGTTGTTTAAGGACGCAAAGCATCATCGAGCATTGGCAAAGGTGCTAGAAAAGGTAGAGAAAGGCCATATTCCGCGTCTTATTGTGTGTATGCCGCCAAGACACGGCAAATCAGAACTTATATCACGCCGATTTATCCCTTGGTTGGTAGGCAAAGACCCTTATCGCAGCGTCATTTTTGCTACATACAACGAAGATTTTGCCAAGGATTTTGGTGCAGATTGCCGTGCGATTATGACATCACCTCAATACAAGCATGTGTTTCCCCGTCATACGCTGCGCCAAGGTGGCGCATCGAAGTCCAGAATACAGACAGGCTCTGGCGGTATGTCGGTATTTGTTGGCCGTGGTGGCTCTATAACAGGCCGTGGCGGCGACTTTGTTATTCTTGACGATCCCATCAAAGACAGCCTCGAAGCTGGCTCACCGACGCTTAGAGAGCAGCTATGGACATGGTTTACACAAGTGCTGATGACCCGCCTTATGACAGCTACGGCCAGCATTGTTATTGTGCAGACCAGATGGCACGAAGATGATTTGATTGGCAGGCTTACTGACCCAACAAATCCGCACTACACAGAAGAAGAAGCTGCAAAGTGGAAGATTATAAATCTACCGGCATTAGCAGAGGACGATGACCCGCTAGGGCGCAAGGTTGGTGAACTATTGTGGCCGGAGCGTTTTGACATGGATTTTATGACTGCCCAGCGGCGTTTGGATAGCAGAGGTTTTACCGCTCTTTATCAGCAGCGGCCAACACCAGAGGATGGCGATCTGTTTAACAGAGCCAATCTTAGCTTCTACGACCGCAAAGATTTGCCAAAAGACCTACGCATTTATGCGGCATCAGATCATGCGGTTGGCGTGGATAAAACAAGAAATGACGCCACTTGCCTGCTTGTTGTGGGCGTCGATGAAAATGACGACATATATTTGCTTGATTGCTGGTGGGAGAAGCAGCCGACAGACAAGGTTGTAACGGCGATGTTAAGCCTCATACAAAAACACAAACCACTTATTTGGTGGGCTGAAAAAGGTCACATCAGTAAGGCTATTGGGCCATTTTTGCGCAAACGCATGGCAGAAGAAAAAACCTATTGCCGCATCGAGGAAGTGACGCCAGTGCAGAATAAGGTGCAAAGAGCGCAGTCTATTTTGGGCCGCATGGCCATGAAAAAGGTAAAGCTGCCAAAAACCTCACACTGGACGCAAAAAGCAGTCGATGAATTATTAAAGTTCCCTAACTCCCGTCACGACGATTTTGTTGATACAATAGCATGGGTTGGAATGGGATTGGACAGGCTGTCATCCCCAGGTGGTGCGCCTGTCAATAATACAAAAATTCCAGAAGTGGGAACTTTTGCATGGGTTAAATGGGACTCTGAAATGCGCAAGAAGCACGACAGAATACACAACACGACAGGTGGCTGGTGATGGAAAACGAAAATTATATGGCCGTAACGGTTGTTGAAGAAGAAAAGCCAGAAGCGCCAGAGCGCAGAAAACGCCTTGTTTCTGAAATTTCTGCAAACATTAAGTCTGCAAAAAAGTTTCACGAAAAAGCCTACAAGCAGATGAGCAAAGATATGGACGCTGCGCTCAATGGTTATGACGATCGAGAGTGGAGCGACAGCAACTATGTAGCCAACATATTACAGCGTCATGTTCAGCAGCGCACGGCTGCATTGTATGCGAAAAACCCAAGAGCAGTAGCATCGCGCAGAGATCGCATGGATTATTCTGTTTGGGATGGTGATGAAATGACCTTGCAGATGGCTTATCAGGCGTCACAGACATCTGCGCAATCTGGGCTGCCCGTACCATTCGAGGCTCAGGCTATTATCAACGATTATACAAACGGCCAAAACCACCGCAAAATGCTGGATAATGTAGCAAAAACATTAGAACAGCTGTTTGACTACTTTATGAATGAGCAAACTCCGTCCTTTAAGGCGCAAATGAAAGGGCTGGTGCGGCGTGTGGTAACAACCGGTGTAGGCTTTGTAAAGATTGGCTTCCAGCGGGAAATGGACAGGATGCCAGAGGTGGCTGCACAGATACATGATGTGCAGGCGCAGATTGACTACATCACTCGTATTGCAACAGGTGCAGCCAAAGGCGAAATAAAAGAAGATGACCCACAGATTGAAGATTTAATCTTGTCATTGCAGTCATTGACTGATGAGCCAATGATGATTGTGCGAGAAGGTCTGGTGTTTGATTTTCCAGAATCTAACAGCATTATTATTGACCCAATGTGCCGACAGCTGCGCGGGTTTATTGGTGCTAACTGGATTGCGCATGAATTGTATCTGACGCCAGAAGATGTCGAAGAAATTTACGGCATCGACATTAAAGACAAATTCCAATCATACGACATTAAAGGCCGTCTAAATGGTGAGGGCGACTATACCAGATCGTCACGCGATGAGTTGGATGTGAACAAATCCGCTAGAGATGGGTTGGTCTTAGTGTATGAGTATTACCACCGTAAAAGCGGATTGCAGTATTGCATTGCTGATGGTTACGACGACTTCTTGCGTGAGCCAATGGCCCCAGATGTAAATGTAGAGGCTTTTTACCCTATATTCCCGCTGGTATTTAACGAAGTCGAACACAAAGATGTGCTGTATCCGCCGTCAGACATTAAATTATTAATGCCAATGCAGAACGAGTACAATCGGGCTAGGCAAGGGCTGCGTGAGCATAGACGGGCAAATCGGCCTAAATATGCAGCGCCAGCTGGTATGCTTGAGGATGCTGACAAAGAAAAACTGGCAACACACCCAGCCAATGCTGTTATCGAGTTGCAAGCGCTGGCGTCTGGCCAGAAGGTAAACGATGTTATACAGCCGGTGCAGCAAATCGGCATTGACCCTAATTTGTACGAGGTTCGCACCATATTCGACGATGTGCAGCTGGTTGTTGGCGCACAAGAGGCAAACTTTGGCAGCGTATCTAAGGCAACCGCTACCGAAACCAGCATTGCTGAATCAAGCAGAATGTCCAGTATGGGCGCAAATGTTGATGATTTAGACAGCTTTATGTCAGAAATAGCTAGGGCAGCTGGACAGGTCATGCTGTCAGAAATGTCAACGGACGAGGTTAGAAAGATTGTCGGGCCTGGTGCTACATGGCCAGAAATGACCCGCGAACAGATTATGGAAGAAGTTTTCTTGCAGATCGAGGCTGGGTCTACTGGTAAACCTAACCGTGCAGCTGAGTTGCAGAACATCGAGCGCATCATGCCGTTCTTGCTGCAAATACCTGGTATCGACCCAAGCTGGCTTGCAAAAGAATTGCTGAAGCGTCTTGATGACAAACTCGACATTACACAAGCTATTGTTGATAAAATTCCGTCTATTGTGGCTATGAACCAGACGCAAGGCGAGGGTACTGGCGATCCAGCATTAGCTGGGCCGCCACAAGGAGGTGCAGCCAATGCGCCTATGTTAAACGCCGGTACAAGTGGATCACTCCCACCGATGGGCAATAATCAATAGCGTTTTGTTGAAATTTACGATCAACAACGCTAGAATGTAGAAAGGAAGGACGAAAATATGGTTGATGAACCAAATGAGCTAAATACGTCCGATGGCTCAAACCAAGACGAACTTGATCTGGAAGCAGAGCAAGAGGCGCAACCGTCTAGCGCAGAAGCGGAAACCGAAGAAGATTTGTTGTCTGTTGTCCAAAGCGCAATAGACGAGAATGAAACTGAGGATACGGATTCGCAATCCGATGAGGCAATAGAGGATGACGACGACGACCTCGACGAAGAATTTTCTTTAGAAACATCTTCTGACGAAGCTGACGAGGAAAATTCAGACAAGGGGCCGGTTCCGTACAAGCGATTCCAACAAGTCAATCAAGAGAAGAACGAATATAAAGAAGGGCACCGCCAGTATCAGCAGATAACAACTTATTTGGCGTCTAATAACATAAATGCCGAGGAAGCCTCGATGGGCTTGCAGATCATGGCATTGATGAAAAATGACCCAAAGAAAGCGTTAGATGCGCTAACTCCGTATATAAGCAGTTTGCGGCAAGTAACTGGTGAAATACTGCCTGACGATATTCAGAACAAAGTTGATGACGGGTATATGGATGAGCAAACGGGCAGGGAATTGTCTCAATCCAGAGCAGAGGCCGCAGCTTTACGCGAACAAAATGAGAGGGCGGTAGCACAAAATCAACAAGTGCAAAACCAACAAGTCCTTAATCATTTGGCTTCTACTGTAACGGAATGGGAAAACAAAACTCGTCAGACTGATCCAGATTATGACCTCAAACAAGATGAGATTGATGATCGCGTAAGGGTTTTAGTATCTGAAAAAGGCCGTCCAACAACCGAAGCAGACGCCATTGCATTGGCTGAACAAGCCCATGCAGAGGTTACGCAAAGGCACAAGGGACGACAGATTACCAGAAAACCAATGCGTACTTCATCAGGTGGAAAACTTGGTGGAACACCAACGCCAGAGCCAAACAGCCTGTTGGAAGCAGTGCAAAACGCGATGGCAAACGGTTCTGCCTAATTTGGAGTAAGTAAAATGGCATTTTCATCTGCCGAACTAGCGAATATCGCTAACGCCGCGCTCGATTACTACATCGACAAAGGCAAAGTGTACGCTAACTCACTTCAAGACAAACCGCTTCTTGCTGCTATGGACAAATCTGCAAAGACATTTCCAGGCGGTAAAGAAAACGTAAGTCTTGCTGTTAAGGGAACGTACACCACAACTGTTGCTGGATATACGCATAACGACACAGTGTCTTATGCAAACCCAGCTAACATTCAACGTGTTAACTACGCATGGAAAGAACACCATGCTGGTATTTCACTGACACTGACCGAACTAAAAAAAGACGGTATAAGTGTTACTGACTCGCTGAATGGTGCAAGCACTTCTAATCATAGCGGTCGTGACGCGACTGTTCTGGCTAATCTTCTCGAAGATAAGCTGGATGACATGATGGAAGGTTATTCCCGTGGCATGAACGATCTGCTTTACGGCGATGGTTCTGGCAGCGCATCTGCATTGGCCGGTATCCGCTCGATCATTGTTGATAACCCAGCTGCTACCGGTACAACTGTTGGTGGCCTCTCAACTGTGACAAACACATGGTGGAGAAATCGTGCAAGTGTTGCAATTGCAACTTCTGCTACTGGTCAGGAACTGATCGAAACAATCCACGCTGAAATGCGTCAGCTAAAGCGGTTTGGCGGCAAGCCAACAATCGCTCTTGCTGGTTCAGCGTTCCTCGATCGCCTTGCTGATGAGTTGCGCCGTAATGGCAATTACAGCAATACTGGATTTGCCCGTAATCAAGACATCTCAATGGGGGAGATCAATTACAATGGAATGACATTCCAGTATGATCCAACCCTCGATGACTTGACCATTTCGGGCAAAAACCCATCCAAGCGTTGTTACATCATCGACCCATCCAAATTGTATCTGCATTACATGGATGGCGAGAAGATGAAGCGTCATGCGCCGGCCCGTCCGGCTACGCAGTACGTGATGTTCCGCGCTATTACCACAACCGCAGTCTTGTGTGCGTCGCAGCTTAACTGCCACGGCGTTTACGAGATCGCATAACTGTTTGGGGCGCGGTTTTCCTAATTTCCGCGCCCCATACCACAAGGGAGATAGATAAATGTCTATGGATCATCACTTTATAGCCTTGGCTATTGGCGGCGACATTCAAAATGTAATTACCAAAGAGTATGTGACCGCAGCTGAAATAGTCATGTTGCGTAACATCCACGGAGATCACGCAATAACAAATATTCGCCCAACAGGGTCTTTCGATAACGACTCTGATGCGGAGCGAAATCGTTTAGGAGAACTTTACGATGATGCGACTGTTGACCAAGTTTTCGGAAAGTATGGCGAAGTGCCTGATAGCCTATCAGCTGCAAAGATCGAGGATAGCTACATGGATCAGGTCTGGCTTACAGAGAATAAAAGCAAAACTAAAAAAGTAGCAAAGAAACCAGCTGCTAAAAAACGCGCTCGTACTGACAGCGGCCACTTTGTTGCCGACGACCCTGCAACGCCAGAAAACGAGGCTTATGCGGAGGACTAAACAATGGCAAGAGGCACAACCCTAGCAATACTTATTAATGATTTGCGTTCAGAAATTGGCCATTCGCTTGAGCCAAACCTTGGCAGATCGACAAGGGATGTGCTGATAAATGTCATTCAACGAAATCAAAGACGGCTATGGGATGACTATGCGTGGCCGTTTTTGCGCGTAATGCGCGATTTGAACATACAAAAAAGCCAAAGGTATTACGATTTACCAGACGACATGGTGTTCGAGCGCATTGAGCGTGTTGAGTTTAAGCACGGCGACTACTGGGAAAAGCTAGAATATAGCATTGGCGCAGATCAGTACAATCAATACGACAGTGATCGAGGCATAGAGTCGGCCCCGATACAACGATATGACACAGCTGAAAATGACCAAATAGAATTTTGGCCTGTGCCGTCAGCAAACAGCACTGCCAGCAATAAAAATGGCATGGTGCGCATACACGGCATTAAGAATCTTGGTGGTCTAATTAATGACAGCGACAAAGCTGATTTAGACGATCAGCTTATTGTTTTGTATTCAGCAGCCGAAATGTTGGCGCGTCAGAAACAGGCTGACGCACAAAACAAACTGGCTCAAGCGCAAGCACATTACAACAGATTAAAAGCACGGTTAGCAAAGACCGAAACCTTTGTTATTGGCGGCGGTGAACCAGAAGGTATGTACCGTCCAAAGGGGCCACCACTTATAGCTACAACAGGCACATGATATGCCATACATACTTGTCGAAGATTTCAGAGGTGGCTTAGACACTAGGCGATCGAATGTTACGGCAACGCCTGGTACGCTTATTACTCTGAAAAACGCCCATATTACTCGCGGTGGTGAAATAGAGAAAAGGCCAGCCTTTGTTTCTTTAACCACGCTGCCGTCAAACACCAAAGGTCTTGCAGCTGCAAATGGGCAGATTTATGTGTTTGGCCATGAGGCTGTTTCAGCTGTCACTTTTCCGTCAGACACGCCAGCAAACCTAAACTACGTTCAGCTACAGCACCCAACATCCACCACTGCTTTAACAAAAATTTTAGATACAGACTTTTTTAACGGCAAAGTGTATGCGGCTGCGCAATTCGATGATGGCCGCATATTTCATTACTACGATGGCACAAGGATTACAGACTGGTTCGACGGTAGAGCGAGGGCAAAATTTAGTGTTACGGGCGGTTCGGTAGGCGGCACAGCTGCTACTGGTTCGCTTACAATCACAGGCGGAACACTAAATCCTGGCGACAACATCAGGACAATTACTGTTAATAATGTAAACATTATTGGCTCTTCTGTTGCACATACTAGCGACAATGACACGACCGCCACCGCTGTCGCTAATGCAATTAACAGTCATACTAGCAATCCAAACTACACAGCTTCTGCCTCTGGCGCTGTTGTAACAATAACTGCATCTACCGTTGGCGTAGAAACAAATGGGTTTGCAATAGTGGTGCAAGTAGACGGCGCTGCTACTGTTGGCAGCATAGTTAATATGTCAGGCGGCGTGGATAATGCTGTTACTGACATCACTGTTAATGGCGTGAGCATTATTTCTGCTCAAGTCAAGTGGGCGACATCTAACTCCGCTACAGCTGAAGCATTAGCAGATGCAATAAATGATTTTGCTTCAGCGCCAGAATATGAGGCAACGGCTACTGGTGCTGACGTAAACATCATATCCAAAGAAAGCGGCTCGTCGTTTAATAACTTTGTTATTGTTGTGTCCGTATCAGGCAATGTCACAACGGCATTTAATCCCACAACACAGAATTTTTTAGACGGCGGCGCAACCTCGAACAACATCAATGGTTACACCCCAGGCGGCTTTATCCGTCCAGTGAAAACTAAAATGTACGCATTGTCTGACAGCTTGTTGCATTTTAGCGGCACAAATGACCCAACAGAATGGAATGATGGATCAGCTGGCGCAGGATTTATAAACCTGTCTAACAACGCCTCTGGTTCTGAAGATTTGCAGTCAATGGCGAACTATTTTGACAACATTGCTGTCTTTGCAAAGCAGGCAATACAAATCTGGTTTGTAAGCGCAAATGAAAGCCTTAACCAGCAAATACAAGTGTTGAACAATACTGGCACGATTGCTCCACAATCTGTCGTTGAATTTGGAGACAATGATGTTTTCTATCTTAGTGTTTCGGGCGTCAGAAGCCTTAGAGCAAGAGATTCTAGTAATGCCGCGTTTGTCGGGGATATTGGCAACCCCATTGATGAAACAGTTATTGACGCTATAGCGGCTAATGTAGACAACGGAGAAGAAGCGCAAGGCATACTTGACCCTCGAACTGGCCGTTACTTATTGGCAATTGGCAGCACTATTTATGTATTTAGTTACTTTCCGTCGTCCAAAGTGTCAGCTTGGTCAACCTATGAACCAGGTTTTGCAATAGATAGATGGGCTTATGACGGTTCACAAATACTTTGCCGCAGCGGCAACAATTTGTTTTCTCTCGGTGGTACGGGTGGAAATATTTACAATAGCGCCACAGTAGAGATACAAATGCCATTCCTCGATGCTGGCGCGCCAGCAACTAACAAAGATTTTACTGGCATTGACGTAACTTGCACCAATGAATGGAATGTCAGTTTATCAACTGACCCAACGGATATTTCGCTAAGTGAAATTGTAGCAACTGTAAACCGGACAACTTATGGATTAGGCCGCGTGTCATTGGTTGGCTATTCAACGCACGTTGCGCCAAAACTTACTTGCTCGTCAGCTGGTCAAGCAAAATTAGGCAACATTTCCATCCATTACGAAGGGAGTGAAGCCGGATGATGTGGCATCGAGCAAACATTGGGGCGATCTATGACATTGCCGTCAACATGAGAGAGCGTGACTATCAAGAATGTGTGGCTCTTAGTTTTGCCGACAATAGGCATGAATTGGCAGATGAATTGGCTAGAAGCTGGTCAAGTATTGAAACATCAATCGTATGCGGCACCAAGGAAGATGGCGGTATAGCAGCATTTACATACGTTCCCATGCGAAAAGGTGTGTGGAATATGGGGCTTTTTGCCACAGACAGGTTCAACAAAATCCATCTTTCGCTGACAAAACTCATAATAAAGAGTATAATACCAACACTTGATAATGCTGGGGCGCATAGAGTTGAAGCGCAATCAATAGCCGGATATTCAACTGTTCATAATTGGTTGAAATTTTTAGGGCTAGAAGAAGAAAGCATTTTGAAAGGATACGGTCGTAACGGCGAGGATTTTGTTAATTTTGCTTATGTAAGGCAGCCGCAATCGAAGCAAGGCTTTGTTAAGTGGCACAAACCAGGAGTAGTAGGCTAATGTGTACTGGTGGATCAGGCGGTGACGGTGGAGCAGCTGAAAGGCGGCGCCAGGAAGAAGCAAGACAGGCTCGTATCCGTGAGGGCAATCAAGCCATAAACAACACGTTTGCGCAGTTTGATGACGACTTTTACAAAGGCCGTGAAACTGCATACTTAGATTTTGCAAACCCGCAAATCCAAGACCAATATCAGGATTCCTTTGAGCAGCTGCGAAAAAGGCTTGCTATGGCTGGTCTGTCGCAAAGTAGCGAGTCTGCACGACGCATGGGTAAGCTGGAAAAGCAACTTGGTGAGCAGCAGCTGGCCGCTGCCCAGAGAGCAGTGCAAGCGGCAAGTGAAGCAAGAGGAGCGATTGAGTCTGCACGGTCAGGATTGCAAAGCCAGAACATGAATATGGCTGATCCAGCACTAGCTTCACAAAATGCGCTTGAACGTGCA